CGCTTGATTGTTGCTTTTGCTTCGCCTGCAAACTTTTGAATCATGCCGATTTGGACGGGACTTGCTTTGCCATACATAGGCATTAGGCGTTCTGCCAAACACCAGCGCAACGCATTTATGTAACCTTGCGGAATACGCATGATGTCGTACATGGTTGTAAAACGGGCAAAAATAGTATCCGTAAAAATGTGCATTTCGCCTTGCGCGGGATTAGGCCAAACACTCAAATTACCCAAGGTGTCACCAGGGTTGTAATACAAGGCTTTAGGCCAAGGGCCATTTAACGTCTTTAGACCAATCAACGAATAATCGTCTAGCGTTAAAACCGCTACAGGGTAATCAAGACCGCCGTTTAGAATAGGCTGACCATTGGAAGTTGTGTTAATCCTTACATAAGCAGAATTTACACGCAATGGTTTTTGGTAATAACCTGTAATGGTTGTGCTGGCTACCGTTTGGGAAATGTTTACCTGATACGTTCCCGCTTCTAATACATCACCGCCAGCGCCGCCAATAAACGACACAATGGACGTTCCTGCCGTAATTCCAGTGCCGGTCAAGGTTTGGTTTAGCGTGATAGCGCCTGACGTGATAGCCGTAACGGTTAGGATGTTGCCCGTGATTGAGCCGGTAAAACTTGAGCCGACAGTACCGCTTGGGCCAATTGTGTATTGGGTTTGTCCATTAACCACGGGAAAAATAATTTCCGTGAAGTTATAGACCATCATATCTTCGTTAGACCATTGATCTAACATATCGTTAAGCATTTCAAACGCATCTAGCGCCGCTTCGGGCGTTGGCGTTTCACCGGCTTCCAATGCGCCGATGTCTTTTAACGATCTGGATACTATGTCGATTGGCTGGGCCATTGTTGCTCCAAGGTAAACACAGGCGGTTTCCAGGGAGGCACAACAGATTTCGTCTTACCAAGAAGCGCCAATTGTTCCTCTAACCGTGATTCTATTACATTTTTCCCGTATTGGGTTGCACCTTCCTTTATCCAAGAAATCACCTGATCTTCGGTAACTTTGGCGTAAGGTGTCTTTACGTTAAACTTGTCAAAATTCCAATTTCCCTCAGTTTCCACTACATTTTTGTCATCAGTAGCTAAAACGTGATACTTGGCGTGGGTTATTGCCTCGCCTTCCACGGAAATATCAAGAATTTTCCAAGTCGTAATCATTCTTTTTCTAATTGCTCTTTAGCTTCTTTTTGCAACGCATCAATCAATTGGCATACTTCTTGATATGGACGCGAGCCAAGATAAGCCAAAACTGAATTAAGCAAATTTACGGATAAAGATAATTTGTCGTTCATTTAGCTTCTAGCGCCGCAATGCGGTCAGTTAGTTGCGTGATTAGGGTTTGCTGCTCTTGGATTGCTGCGGTAAGAAACGGCACAAAACGCGAGTAGTCAATTCCTTTGTATTCACCAATTTCTTCCTCAAGCGAAATTTGCGAAGTCATTTCTGCGGGTCTAGCTGGGGTAGTAGTGCTATACACTAAATTAGGCATTATGGCTTCAACTTCTTGAGCAATAAAACCATAATCAGGAACTATCCCGCCTTTTTGCAATCCGCGACTAGAGTCTGCTTTCCAATCAAAACTAACAGCACGAAGCTGCATTACTTGACTTAGCGCATTGGTAATGTTTTGATCGTTTTCTTTTAGCCTACGGTCTGAAGTATAAACAGTGCCATTTACATTAATGCTGGAATTTGTGTACAAACCATAACCAGAATATCCAACAATGCCAAACGCTGTATTATTACTGTCATAGCCAACAACACCTCCATAAGACGCATTTAATGACCTTCCATAAAACCCATACCCAGTTCCACTTACTTGAGAAAATACGCCGTGATTATTTACGGCAGTTACATAAACACCGTAAAGTGTTCCAGTAGCAACTGATGTAATTCTTCCGCTTGGTGAAGTCGTCCCAATGCCTACGTTTTGGCTTGAGTCTATATAAACAGCGTTTGTGCCATTAGTAGAAAAACCTAGCGCATTGGCAGCAGGCAAATACATTCCATTGCCAGTTACGCTTGTGCCAGTAGGAATTAATTTTGCAGCCGTTGCCGTTCCGGTAGTGGCAAAATTAGTTCCATCAAAAGTCAATGCAGAACCAGTGGTTAATGCGCTAGTGCTACTAGCATAAGGAATGCCGGTAGATGTAAAACTTGTCAGGCCCGTACCACCAGCCGCAGTGCCTAATGTTGCAAAGGAAAGCGTACCGCTGCCGTTAGTTTGCAATGGTTGTCCGCTAGTGCCATCCGCGCTAGGCAAAGTCAAATTAACCGTGCCTGCGATATTTGGGCCGTTTAGGTTAAGCGCCCCGCCTGCTGCTGCTTGAAAAGTTAAAATTCCCATGATGTTTCCTTATGGTGCAATTATAAGTTGCGAGGCCCGTAATGCGCCGGTAGATGGCGTAAAACTAAGTTTAGTTGAAGTGACGTAAACAGGCAAATTTCCCGTGTTTGCCGTTACCCAAGTAGGGTAAACAGACGTTGCGGTAGCTGCATCATTAGTGACAGCCACGTTATTAGCATTGGTTGCCGTTGTAACAACGCCGGTTGCACTTGTGTTTTCGGCAAGGATGGATAGGTTGCGTGGTAGGCTCATACTTCAGTCCATTATTAGAACGTAATCGTTCCGCTATTGTTAAATGCGTAATAACGATAAGTCGCGTCTGCGGTTACTGATGGTGAACCAGTTGTAGTTGCTGTTGGTGCAGATAGTAAAGTACGAATACAAACTATGCCTTTTCCGCCAGCGCCGCCAGTTCCAGTATTTGTTGAGCCAGTAGTTCCCGCGCCACCGCCACCGCCACCTGTATTTGGAGTGCCAGCAGCACCGTTATAACTTGTTGCAGTATTACCGCCAGCACCACCGCCGCCGGTTGCAGTTCCAGCAGTTTGTCCACTAAAAGCACCACCGCCGCCGCCGCCAGCATAAGTTACTGTTGCACCGCTATATGTACTAGATGTTCCACTACCGCCATTACCGCCCTTAGAGGAAGTTCCATTTGAACCTACTGAACTAGCTCCACCACCGCCAGCGCCACCGTAAGCAAGAGAAGTATTAAAACCAGTTCCACCAGCATTTCCTTGCCCTGCTGTGCCAGACCCACCTGTACGAACGCCAGTATTATTGCCTTGTCCACCACCGCCAGAGCCACCAGAAAGACCGCCTGTTCCAGCACTTAATATTGAACCACCACCACCACCGCCACCAGTTGTAGTAATTATTGTTATTCCTGTAACGCTAATGATGGAGTCACCACCATTTGTACCTTGTGTACCAGCGGTTGTCCCTCCTGCTCCCGATGCGCCTACAGTAATTGTGTATAAATACCCTCTGTACAATGAAAAACCAGTTGCAGTTAATAGTCCACCAGCACCACCACCGCCGCCGCTTGCTCCACCGGCTGCTACACCACCGCCACCACCGCCGCCGCCCACAACTAAATAATCTACTAAAACAGTAAGTTGAGGCCAAGAAAATGCTTGCAATCCTTGCATGATTTCATTAGAACGCCAAATTCCCGCAGCCGCAGACAAAGTATTAGTAGCTGCCGTAGCAGCCATAATAGAGCCTTTGTACCGGCTAGACATTAGGTGATAGCCTCATAAGATGCGGTTAATTCAATTGCGGATGCCGTACCAACAGTCACCACAATAGATTGCGCTTCACCTAAATAAAACGCCGTGCTTTTATCGGCAACCACAATTGAAGCGTTCACAGGGACAGGCACTTGATAAACAAGACGGTAAGCAGTTCCACCACCAGCCGCCGCACTATTGATTGATACTGTTACGGTTGCAACAGAACCCGTTACGTTTGTTGCAACAATGTTATCAATCTTATTAACCGTATTAGAAGCAGGCGTAAGCGCAGTCCAAGTCGTAGCCGATGTGGTGCTTGGGATTAAATAAGACGTATTTCCGTAAATGGACGTTACGTTGACGATATTTGGATTTGCCATTTTTTAATCCCTAATAACCAAAAATCATGCTCATTGCGATTGCTTTGCCTGTTGTTACGCCTGTCACCGAAGTAGTGATTACCAATGCTTCCACAATGTCGCCAGCCGCGCAAGCTACGTTAAGGGTAAACCCTGTTCCGCTAGTAGCTGTGTAATCAGAGCCAGTTAACAACACGCCGTTTACATAGATTTGAAGGTAACCAACCGCATAAGTTACCGTAAACGCTGTTTGTCCTGCCGTAGCGGTAAAGGTTGTCCGAGTGTAGGCGCTTGCACCACCACTAGACGCATTAATCGTAACAGCACCCGTACCGCCAGCCGGTGAAATCGTGACGTTTGTACCCGCAATGATTTGGGTTACGCCACCCGATGCTGCCGCCCAAGATGCCGTAGTACCATCAGACGTAAGCACATAGCCATTTGCGCCAATAGCAAGGCGACCTGCGCTATTTACGCCAGTACCAAGAATTAAATCGCCCGTGGATGTTATGGGCGAAAGCGCGTTAAAGGCAGCAGAAGCCGTGGTTTGACCTGTTCCACCATTGGCAATTGCTACTGTGCCGCTTACATTTCCAGCCGTGGTTGCCGTTGTAGCCGATGTCGCCGTAGACGCATTACCCGTCAAAGCGCCCACAAAAGTCGTAGATGTGACCGAAGTTAGGCCAGCAATGGTTGTTGCAGTCCCGCCCAGGCTAACCGCAGTTGAGCCAATTGTGATGCTGGAATTAGTCAGCGCCCCATTAGGGATGTTTGTTAGGCTTGCGCCCGAACCGCTAAATACCGTTGCCGACAATGTTCCCGTGGACGGAACGTATTGATATTTAGTTGAACTGGTGTACTCAGTCGATAAAGTCCCGCTAGTGACAGAAGCAAATAAAGGATAACGGGTCGTAACGGTAGTCGTATCGTCCGTAATCGTAATCGCGGAAGTAGGCGTTGTCCAAGTCGGCGCACCCGAAGCGTTAGACGTTAAAACTTGCCCAGAAGTACCCGCCGCAGTAAACGCATAAGCCGTACCCGTGCCATACGCAACCGTGCCAGCAGTCGGAGTCGCTGTGCCATTTGTTCCCCCGTTCGCAATTGGTAGCGTCCCTGTTACGCCGGTTGTTAAGGGTAAACCCGTGCCGTTTGTCAGCGTTACAGAAGTTGGAGTGCCTAAAACAGGCGTTACCAATGTGGGGCTGGTAGAAAGTACATTACTTCCAGAGCCGGTGCTGCTTGTTACGCCCGTGCCGCCCGATGCAACAGGCAAAGTGCCAGTGGTTAACGCCGAAGTTGACGTAGCGTAAACCGCGCCACCCGATGTAAATGTGGTTAGACCCGTGCCACCATTGCCGGTGTTTAATGTGCCAGCTAGCGTAATTGCGCCGTTTGTAGCCGAACTAGGGGTAAACCCTGTAGTTCCTGCGCTAAAACTTGTGACCGCTACGCCAGAAACAGACGACCATGCGGGTAAACCCGAAGAAACAGTTAAGACTTGTCCCGCCGAGCCGATGCCCAACATTGCAGTCGTAGCCGATGCAGACTGATAAGGAAGTGAGCCAGCCGCGCCGCCTGCAAGGTTTGTTGCCGTGGTTGCGGTGGTTGCCGAGCCTGCCGTTGTAGCTGAAGTCGCGGTAGCTGCATTGCCACCAATGGATAAACCGCTTGCAGTGCCTGTTAAACCCGTGCCAGGGCCGCTAAATTGAGTGGCTGCGGTGATAGTGCTGCCACCAACCGTAGAGCCGCTAATTGGCGTTCCTGTGATTGAGCCGCCCGTAATGGATACGTTGTTCGCGTTTTGGGTGGACATTGTGCCCAGCCCCGACACTTGCGTATTTGCAATGGCAATTGCGGTGTTTGATGCGCTAGTGATCTGCCCTTGGGCGTTTATCGCTAGTGTTGGAACACTTGAGGAAGTGCCATAAGAAGCCGCGCTAACTCCAGTATTAGCAATGCTAAATGTATAACTTGCAAGGCTTAAACCCGTTCCCGCAAAATAAGCCGATGCGCTGGCAAGTTGCGCCCATGTAATGTTGGTAACGCCTAACGTGCCGCTTGTGGGGATAGTACACGCCCAACCCGAGTTTTGCTGCGTTGCACCATTTTGGATAAAAGTAAACGCAGATACAAGCGAAGCGTAAGTGTTTGCGTCTGACGATCTAGCCCAAGCGCCTGTAGCCGCAACATAAATACCGTTTTCCGTTTGATTGGTTTGGTTTTTTACTAATACCCTATCACCTACTAAGGTTGTGTAACCATCAATGGTTTGCAGGCCAGAAAGCGTAATGTTTACGGTTGTTGTTACCTGACATTCCGCTTTTATTTGATAGCCTTGGACGCTCATGTCCACATAGGCTTTGTTTACTAAATCCGTTGCGCCCGATGCAGTAGTTGAAACCGTGCCGGTGGTTGTCGCAATGTTAGTAAAAACGCCCGTTGACGGGGTTGTAGCGCCGATTGTGCTACTGTCAATTGTGCTGCTTGTAATGTGCAGCCCAGATTGATTTGGATTAATTGTTGCCGTAAATGGCTGACCCTGCCCGATAAACGTTTGGAACGTATTGTCCAGATTAAACAATGCCTGTACAGGCAGGATGTTTTGGTCTATCGTTTTAGCAGGGTCAGACATATTAGCTTTGATCGCCGACAGGGGTTACATAAACCAATGAAGGGCCAGCCGCCGCGCCAATCATGCGAACATGAAAAGGCACAGTTGGGCAAGCCAGCACAATGGGCGAACTCATTGCAGCGGGAAGCAGAAAGTCGCCAGGCGTACCAGACACCGGCAACACAGCAGCCCCTACGTTAGCATCCCCCATTTTGACCGCAACGGCGACAGCGCCGGTGTTTAAGAACGAAGCAAAGTTAACTTGGTCGTTCGTTTGGTCTTCAACAATGGTTGCCGTAGTAGATGATGCTGTCACAGAAATAGCGGTTGTTTTACCCGCTAACCGTAGAACAGTCGTATTAGCCATGATTAAAGTTGGGCAACGTGAACGATGCCAAAATTAAGAGTCAAGGCTTCACTTAAAGAGCCGCCGCTTGCGTTGGAAATTACAACGGTAAATGAACCATTGGCAACCGCCGCAATTGAAAGCAAATAAGTGCCAGCAGTAGTAGCGCCAGAGGCCAATGCAATAACAGGAATGTCGTATGCACTAACTGCGCTATTTGTCACTACAAACGCAACTTCAGCCGCCGCTGCAAGTGCCGCATTGCTTGTCACAATTTGGCCTGCTGCTGCATTGATTGTTACGCCAGTAGATTTGCTAGTCGCCTGAGTGACAGAAGAAATGGCAGTAGTAGGGCTACCAGTGGTGTAACCCATTTGGCCTGTTACAGAATTTACTAGGGAATAGTTGGCATCGATAATATCTTGGTCAAGATATGCTGCGCCAATTGCTTGGGAGTTTGACATTTTGATTCCTTAAAAAAAGAATAGGTAAATTATAAAAGAAAAGGCCACCCTGTAATAGAGTGACCTTTTCATGGAGTCATTTCAGATTAGCTGAAATCGTAGCCGTAAACGTATACGTCAAACGTAGCACCAACAACGACTGAGGACAGTCCTGCGGTTACATTCAAGTACAGGTTTTGTACAGTTACTGCGGTGGTCGATGCCGAAGGAGCAACCAGCGACACGCCTTGAGGGGTACTCAAGTTAGCCGCAGTGATTGCGCCGTACAAGCTAGAACCACCCGAAGTAGTTGCTACGCCCAATGCCAAACCAGTCGGGGTAACCGAAGCGCCCGAATTGTTCAGATTGGTAACAATCAGGCTTTGCGGCAAAAATACCGTGCTGTTTGTTACTTGGATAGCGTAGTTGCCGGTTGTGTTTGCATTTACGCCTTTGATAACACCAATGACTCGCAGAGTTTGATTAGTGGTTACATTGGACGGATGCGAAGAAACCGTAGTTGCTGGGCCTGGATTTGCCATGATAAGTTCCTTTCTTAATTAAGCTGCGATACGGCAGGCCAACTCAGGATAGAGAGGCGCCCAGCCATACAAGACATCAAGACGGGTCGGAATTGAGTCGTTATTGATGGTGTACTGACGCACAACACGCATAGACAGACCGATTTCCTTATCGCTTGCACGACCAGCAAAATGAACGCCATCAGGCAATTCCAAGTCAGCGACTGCAAGCGTGAACGCATTGCGGTGCATCATAATGTTTTGCGGGGAGGCCACGCCGGTGTTGTTAAACGCCGTAATGTTTTGCGAACCGCTAGAAGTAACGCTAACGTTTTGGAATTGACCAGCAGTAATAACTGCGGGAGAAACCGTTACGTTAGTAGCGCCAGTGCCGACAGTCGTGGTGGACAGAACTACGAAGTTACGCAGCTTGCCATACGATTGACGATTCTGTGGGTTGACAGCGTAAACACCAGGGATGGTGAAAGTGTCGCCAGCATTCAAAGTCGATGCCGAAGAAGCGGTCATCGACAAAGTGCTGCTGTAAGCCCAACCAGAGGACAAAAAGCCAGTAGCCGTTGTTACGTTGATTGCAATGGTGTTTGCGCTCCACGAACCAAAGGTTTGGCTTACCACGTTCTGGTCAAGTTTCCAGTTAACGCCAGCGGAATCACGACCCATCAAGCCCTTGCGATACTGCTCGCCGATAGCTTCTTGGGGTACAAATAGACCCTTGAGGCTGTCAACGATAGTTGCAGAGGTGAACGGCTCAATAATTACCGAACGGCGACCATCACGGGGAGCACCCTCGCTGTCAAGGTAAGCGCCAGCGGTTAGATAAGTAATCAGACCAGTGGGAGGCGTACCAGCAGTACCAACGATATTGGCGGTGTTGCCATTAGCCATAACCATACCATCGCGGTCAATCTTATTAGCGATTGCAGCAACAGCGGGCTTTAGCACACGGTCAGAGAACATATCCAGCGACAGAGCCAAGTCCTGCGTGGTGAACTGGGTATCAACGTGGAACTGGGTCGAAAGGGTAACAGGCACGCTTGTTTCGTTGAAATCTTCAACGTTTAAGGCAGGGCCGGTAGTACCAATGAAACGACCAGGTTTACGGACATTGACCGTGTTACCGATCTTTGCACCGACAACCGCGAACTGGTCATCATAGTTGCGATCAACTTCCGAAGTGAACGTAAGTTCATTCTCCAAGACCATCAGCGCTTCGTTGGTGATCTTGGAAATAGTTAGCAAATTATTTGCCATGATTTTTCCTTAAAAATAAAAACTATCGAATTCGACCAGCCTTACGCGCTGCTTTCCAAGCCTGATAGCTGCCATGAAATTGACCATCTGAGCCAATCTCGACATCTGCCTTGCCGCCAGCATTCCGAATAGGGCTAATCGGTGGTGGTGCTTTACTTTTTCCAACAGGATTACTCGGCTTAGTCTCAGGTTGCTTCTCAAACCTAGCCTCTAGTTTCCCAATCTCGCGTAGCGCAGCGTTTGGCGACATTGAAGCGATCTTTTGTGCAAGTTCGTCCTCTTTGGCTAAGTGATACAGGATTTGTGGGCCTACGTCACTTTCCAAAATAGCATCTCTAATAGGGTCGCTTACCGCAACTCCACTTGAGGCTACCATGTCATCGAAATCTGGTATCTCTGCCTTCGCTGCTGCAACCTTTTGCGCCCAACTAGAAATCACTTTCTGTTGCGCTTCGTCTGCCCTGCGCTGCAAATCTTCCTTATCTCGCCTTACCAATGCTTGCTCTGCCGACCAATCTGCTAATGCCTCTGCATATTCAAAAGCATCAGTAAATTGACTCGGCTGAGGCTTTTCGTCAGTAGATTTAACCTGTTGAGGTTGCGCCTGCTGCCTTAAAGCCGCTAACTCGGATTCCAGCTTTTGCCTTGCTTCGCGTTCCTGCGCCGCTTCTTGACGGGCCTGTTCGCGCTGCTTAGTTATCTCTGAAAACCGTTTTTCGAGTTTCGGATTCTGTTTCCGTTCCTCTGTCGGTTTCGCTTCCTTTTCTGCTCCTGATTCACTCCGTTCCTCGCTTTCTACCGGCTCTGAAGGAGAATCCTCAACTTCAGCCTCGGTGGGCGCTTGATCGGCTAAACCCATTCGGTTTGCATAAAATTCCGCTGCATTCTCGCTAGTCAGTACCTGACCGGCTTCTTTTTCACTTGACATGAGTTTCCTCAAGATTTTTACCCAGTTAAAACCTAACTGGTAAGGTTGTGTGGTTTATACCACAAATTTATATCAATCGTTGGGTTTTGTGTAATCCCATGCTTCCGTAACATGATTTCTCATGTCGCCCATTCTTTCATTGTATTTCTTGTTTTTTTGTTTTTCATTTAATCCGGTAAATGTTTTTATTTGACTTACTATTCCGCTTGCGTGTTCTTTTATGTGAGGTTCATTTTCTTTTACAAAACCAAAATAATCTTTATGAGGAACTAATTTTTCTTTATATTTACTATAAAAATCGTTAGATGGCATTGGTTTGCGTTTTTCTTTAAGTTGACCATTTTTTTTCATTTCGGCGCGGTCAAACTCGGCCTTGTTTTCTGAAGTTACGGTTGGCATTAGATAGCCCTTTCAGTTGTTTCCAAAGATGCGGCATGAGCCGCCGCCTTATCCAAATGGGCCAACATTAAAGCCACTTCAGCCTTCATGCGTTCAATTTCCAATTGGGTCTGGGTTTTAAGCACGGTATCGTGAGCCGCAGTTTCTGTCCGCAACTCCATTTCTTTGTGCCTTTCGGCGTTTTTGAGTTCAATATCGTGGGCGCGGTTAGTTTCTTTAATGATTACCCGCTTGGTTTCTGCGTCTTGTTTGACCTGTTCAATGTCCTGGCGCTGCTTAATCATCATCTGCATTTGCTGCATTTGTTGCTGCATTTGCTGCATTTGTGCTTGGTTTTGCTTTAATTGCATCTGAACTTGAGGCGGCACAGGCGATTTATCGTCAATTTGCGCCAATGGGTTAGATGCCGCCAGCCGGTCAGCAATGACATCCGCGCCAGGGAAGTCCATATTCCTAAACACCAAGTCGCCAGCAATCTTAAACAAATCAGGGTTGCCGGTTACCAATGGCATCATGGCATCTACCGCAGCCTCGCGCTTGGAGTTAAATCCTGGGCCAGTTTCCATAACCACATCATATTCGCCCACGGTCATGTCGTGCAAAACCTTAAACACGCCCGATTCGTCCTGTTTGGCTTCGTTAATCGTGACCAAATCAGGTTTGCCATCGTCTCCAATAATCCGCATTACTCTCTGCGAATCATATATATGAGGGATAAGGTCTAGGATAACCTTACCCGTGTGGGCAATGGATTTTGTCAGGTTGTCGTAAAAATCAAAGTTAGTCAAGTCAACTTGTTGTTGTTGACCGTTCAACGCCTTGCCCGAAATATTGCCTGGCAATTGTTGTGACGGGTCGTAAATACCCATCAATGTGGCTATATCTTGGTTTATTCCCGCTGCCGCAGCCATGACTCCCGCAGGCGGTGGCTCTGGCTGTAAGCGTTGAGGCGGTGGCGCAGTCTGCCCATCAATGTCCGTCTGCTTATAGCGAAGTAATGGGAAAGACTTAACGTTAGCCGCTGCCCATTCGCTTTCGTGGCCTTCGTCTTGGCCTTCAGCCATAATCCATTTAGCCTTGGGCGCAAGCGCAACCGACTCCGTAATAGTAGTTTGCCAAAAGTTATACATCCGCTGTGCATCTTTAGCATGACGAACCATCCCAAATTTGTGCCGTTTGTCGCC